GAGATTAGAGCCAGAGTATTGGCGATTGCGTTATGTAGCTGAAAAAGAAAAGCCGAAATCGCACATAGATAAGCGGGTGTGAATGTGAGTAAACCATACAAGAACAATGCGGCGTTTGTTTGCTATGACTGTATATTTGTTTTTCAAACCACTACACGATTGCGAAAGAAAACGCCGTTTTGTCCGAATTGCGGGGATAATGTCGGGGTTGAAATGTACAAGGCGGACAGAGTAGGCAACGGAAAATGGCGAGGCATAGCGTGGAAAGATCAAGAAATGGAATATTTGGACCGTTACATTGATGGGGAGTTAGAGGCGCACCAGGTTTCGATTATGACGGGGAGAGCCATAAACGCCATTTATTCAAGAGGGTGGCAACGGAAGAAAGAGAGGGGGATATTGTGAAAAATCTAAATTGGCCGGTTATCGGATCACTAGCCTTTTGCGTGTTAGCGTGGATATTCGTAATTTACATTTTGGCGTTATTGGTGAATATGTGGGAGGTTATAACTTGAACCATGGCTATAAATGCACACGTTGCAACCACATAGCGAAAGAGCCAGACAAGCGTAAGAGAGGTGGGAAAACCGTCTTTCATTGCCCGGCGTGTGAATATCCAAACACGATGCAGGCATGGGAGAAGCCATTGAATGAGCGTGTGGGTAGGTGTAATTTATGTGGGAATGGTGAGTTTAAGTTGATTATACGTAAGGGGCAATGGTTAAGAGGTTGTCCGGAATGTGGAGAGTGGATTGATCCAGTTACCAATGAAATTATACGAGAGGGGAATAAAGATGCAAGAGATTTTGAAGAAAACAAGGGATGATACGTTTTTTAAACAATTTCATCACAATTCACAATTTGCTAAAAAGGTGTTTAAAGAAAATTCGGTGTTTATTGTTTGTCAGATCACGAAAACTGATTCAGAAAATTATTTAGCGGAATTGCTAAGGGTTAGGGAGGAATAAAGATGCAGGTTAAAAACATAAGCGACATATTTGAGGCACAGAAAGCCACAGACACGTTAATTCATGCCAATAAGGGGTTAAATACCGGCGACACATTTGAAAAGCGTGTGGCGGCTCTATTGGTTGAATTAGGGGAAACATTAAATGAGTTGCCCGCAGAGTTTAAATTTTGGAGCGAGAAAAGCAACCAACGCCAAAAAGCATTGATTGAGTATGCTGACAGCCTCCATTTTCTTGTATCGTTAGGCATTGATTTAGGCATTGAGCAAGTGGAGCTACGAGAGATTGATAATGACAAACCGATAGAGCGCCAGTTTATTGAGTTAAGCAATATGGCGAGTCTATTAGTATTTCAAGAGGGTAGTTTAAAACGCATATGGCACAACCTTTTCAGCGCATTTATCCATTTAGGTGAGCAATTAGGATTCACCTGGGATGAGGTTTATGAGGCGTACTTTGCTAAAAATAAGGTGAACCACCAAAGGCAGGAGAACGGCTATTGATAACGAATTAGATTATATATGCCCGGAGTGTGGGCGAGTGATGCGCCCCACTCTTATTGAGGGGCGTTATCAATGTGATGGATGTAGTACGGTAGTGGAGCAAACGAGCATCTTAGACCATACACAAACCAACTAATAAGGGAGCGGTAAACATGAAAAAAGAGAAGTGCATGGGTTGTGGTGGCAAGATTGAAGCGCATAGAACACGTTCTAATTTTTGTGAAGAATGTTTTAAGGATTTACTAAGGGAGAAGGTGGATGAATGATATTTGTTGTATGGTGTGTAGCGTTCATTTGTTTAGGTTTAGGATTTTGGGCAGGGTATTTATTTTGCGATAGTCGAAAAGAGAGTCGATAACATGAAACAAAGTCAATTCCGCCATGATTTGTGGGAGGCGAGGCGAAAATTAAAAGCCTCCCCCCACGATATGGCGAGGCACATGAAAGTAAGTGAGGAAGCCTATTGCAAGTGGGAAACGGGTGCGGTGGTTATGCCCGTAGCGCAGCGTAAGCAGATCATTAAGCGAGCAGAGGGGTTGTTGGATAGATGCGGTTTATAATTGCATTGTTATCAAAAATATGTGGTGTTTTGATTTGGGGATTAGAGTTATTTATGGCGTTGTTTGTTTTATTGAGCGATCCGATAGTTGAATTAGAACATTGGTTAGAAGAAAAGAACGCAGATTTGAAAGAGGTTAAGCGATGAGGCTTAAAATAGACAATATAACGCCAATGGGAGCCGTTAGAACCACGCAGAGGGCAAAATACAAGAGTGATAGTTATAAGCGTTACAAACGCTATAAAAGGGATATACGGTTATACGCCAATCAGTTGATGGGAAACCAGGAACCAACTGAATGCGCCGTTTCCGTGGATATTACGTTTTATATGCCGATTCCTAAAAGCCGTAAAAACAAGTTAAAACCAGGTGATCCGCATGTGGTTAAGCCGGATATAGACAACCTTATCAAAGGGGTTTTCGATGCTATAAACGGAAAGGTATGGAAAGATGATAACCAGGTTATGCGGGTGAATGCTAAGAAGGTTTATAGTGACACGCCAGGGATTTTGATGGAGGTTATACCGTTATTTTAGGAGGGGTGAAATGAGTTATTATATTTTGGCGATAGTGAGAGATGGGCGTGTTTTAAGTGTACACGATAAAATTTATAGTGATGTGAATATAGCAAGGCGGGCATTGGATACCAAAAAGGCGAACGGGAAATTAAATGCTGCTCATGAGGTTTATGAGGTTAAGCGATTTGAATTGATTGAGCAATAGGAGGGGTTAAATGTACGAATGGTGGTATTTATTTTTACATGATGCGGAAATGTTCGGTGTAACGATGTTCTTTTTCTTTTTGTTTTCAATACCAATCGCTATGTTTGTTTATCACATGTTTTTTGAGGACTAAGGGGGAGCGGAAATGATTAAAACATTCATATTTTCAACCATGATATTGTTTGGCGGTGTTTTTGTTCATGGAGTGGAAAACGAACCGCAATTTGTGTATTTTGGAAAGAAAGCTAGGACGTTAATTTATTAGGAGGGGTTAATATGGAAAAGTCATATATTCATTACACAACAGAGGACGGGCAAAAGTGGAAGAAGGTTGCAGAGAACGAAAGCACATTCTTTTTAGTGCCGATTCGAGAGATTGAGGGCGGGATTGAATACGATTACACGAACATCAAAGCATTTTCCAAAGAAGAACCCGATTACCCACTTGAAAGAGTTGAGGATTTTAGTGGAAAATAATAGATTCATAGGACGAGCTATGCTATAATTTGGATAAGTTGACCATATTTGTGTCTGTTTTATGGTTGATTTGTCAACGTGATTACGGATCATGCGCCGTATAAAAAAGCCGTTAGCGTGGGAGCGCCTTATCGGAAACGTATGAAGCGGGCGACGGCTAACAGTCGCAAATTGCGAGGATAAGGCGATGCTCTAGGTGAGAGTGTCGCCTTTTTATTATATAATAGAGTTATGAAGGGGATTTTTCGGAAAAAGGAGGGTAAATATGCCGAAGGGAGAAAACTTGACGGAAAAGCAAAAACGGTTCGCTGATTGCATGGTTAAATACGACAATGCAACAAAGGCTTATCACGAGGCGGGGTATAGCGCAAAGAGCGATAAAGTAGCGGGTGTGGAAGGTCATAAGCTACTGAAAAAGCCTAAAATCAAAGAGTATATCAATAAAAGGCTTGAAGAAATGGCAAATGAACGGGTAGCAGATGCACAAGAGGTACTGCAATTCTATTCTTCTATCATGCGTGGAGAAGTGGATGAGGAAGTCTTGCGAGGCGTTGGAGAAGGTGAACAGACCATTGACCGCATGGAAGTGAATGGAGCCAACCGTTTGAAAGCTGCGGACGCTCTAGCCAAGCGTTATGGATTGTTTAAGGATCAGCAGGACATGCACATGCAACTTGCCGTTAATATTGTGGATGATGTACCGGAGGATGATGAGTGATGCAACAAGTGAGCATGAAAGAGATCATCAACCCGCATTTTCGTAAATTTTGGAATGTGTCCAAGCGTAAGGAATATTTGCGTTATGTCCTTAAAGGTGGACGTGGTTCGGGGAAATCGTTCCATATACCGCTACGGATAGTGTCAGACATTATGGAATATCCCGTGAGTGGATTAGTCATACGTAAGGTACAGAACACCGTTGTTAAATCCGTTTTTCAGCAGATCAAGGCAGCAGCAAACGAAATGGGTGTCACACACTTATTCAAGTTTGTTCCGAGTCGCTTAGAGATCACCTATTTACCCAGGGGCAATAAAATTTATTTTGCGGGTGCGGATGATCCGGAGAAACTAAAATCCATCAAAGACAGCGATTTTCCCGTTGCTCTATTGTGGATTGAGGAATTGGCCGAATTTAAAACAGAGGACGAAATTATAACCATTGAGCAATCGGTGCTACGCGAGGAATTAGCGGGCAAGATCAAAAGTCAAATACGCAAAGATGCGCCGGATTTTGATTATTCCTTTTATTACTCATACAACCCACCAAAACGTCGCCAATCATGGGTAAACAAGAAGTACGAAAGCTCACAGATACCCGACAATACATTTGTAGATCACTCAACGTATTTAGACAATCCGCACCTATCCAAAATGTTTGTCATGGAGGCAGAGGAAACGAAAAAGACAAACGAGCGAATGTACAGATGGGTTTACATGGGTGAGGCCATTGGTTCCGGGGTTGTGCCGTTTGATAACCTGGTCATTCGTGAAATACCCGATGATGAATTTAACCGCTTTGATAACATTAGGCAGGGAATTGATTACGGTTATGCGGTTGATCCGTTTGCATTCGTGCGTTGGCATTACGACAAGAAAAAGCGGACGATTTATGCGATGGACGAGCTATACGGCGTTAAAATAAGCAACAGAAAGAGTGCTGAATGGATCAAACAAAAGGGTTATCACACGCATCCTACTACCGCAGACGGAGCGGAGCCGAAAAGTATAGCGGAA